AAGGGCTTGACAAATTGGACACCATAAAAGATGCACTTACAAAGGTCAAAACAGAGATAAAAGTGTCGATGCGTTCCAAGTGGTACAAGTCAGAAAACGCTACTTTGCAAATGGGATTAATGAAATTGATAGGAACGGATGATGAACGTAAAAGATTATCACAATCGCATCAGGATATAACAACAAACGGTAAGGATGTAAACATATCACCGATAGAGTGGGTGGAATAAAAATACATAGTGCTTATAAACCATTAATAACATCAAATAAAAGATACTTTCTTTTAACAGGTGGTAGAGGCTCATTGAAATCTACAACCGTACATGACTATTCTTCACGATTAAGTTACCAAAAAGGTCATGGTATTTTAGTAACACGTTACACAATGGCGAGTGCTGAAAAATCTATTATACCAGAGTTTGAAAATTCAATACGATTAAACGGTAGTGAGGCGGATTTTAAGAAGTCCGGCAACAAATATACTAATATACATACAGGTTCTTTTATATTGTTTAGCGGTATCAAGACTAATCAAGGAGATCAGACAGCAAACCTTAAATCATTGGCTGGAATCACTACATGGATTATAGATGAAGGTGAGGATTTTCAAGACGAAAAAACCTTTGATGACATAGACGATAGCATAAGGGGAAACTGGAATCAAAACAGGGTTATATGGATTCAAAACCCAAGCACAAAAGAACACTTCATTTATAAGCGTTGGATTGAAGGAAGCAATAAGTTTATAAACATTGAAGGCGAACAGGTTTTAATATCAGACAACGAGAATGTAGAGGCAATTCACACGACCTATCACATAGCAGAAAAGTTAGGTTACTTATCACAAAGTTTCTTAGATAAGATTAACCGAACTAAACTATCAGACCCTAAGAAATATAAGCACAAGTATCTTGGAGGGTGGTTAGACAAAGCAGAGGGCGTTGTATTCACTAATTGGAAGTATGGGGAGTTCAATCCTGACAACTTTCAAACATCTTTCGGTCAAGATTACGGTTTTAGCGTTGACCCTACAACATTAGTTGAAGTAGCAATAGATAAAAAGAAAAAGATAATATACCTTAAAGAGCATTTGTATAAACCTAAATTAACAACCTCACAAATATCGCATATCAATTTAACAGTATGTGGTAATAAACTTATAGTAGCAGATAGTGCAGAGCCTCGTTTAATAGATGAACTTAGCGCATCAGGTTGTAACATTGTGGGAGCAGAGAAAGGTCCGGGAAGCATATCATTAGGCATTGCTTTGCTTTTAGACTATCAGTTAATAGTCGATGGTGAAAATATAGGTAAAGAGTTAAATAATTACGTCTATGCAGATAAAGGCTCTAAGTTATTCGTCGATGCTTACAATCATATCATTGATCCGGTAAGATATAACGTGACTTATCAATTAGGGAGAAGTTTCGGAATAGAAATCCGATAAAGATCAGATAACAATAATCGAATAAAATAGTTTATATAATATGACAGTAACATTACCAGAGCATATTGGAGATATAACATTGAAGCAATATCAAGAATATTCTGCTTTAGAGGATTTATCAGAAGATGAATTAAACAAACGAAAGATTGAGATATTCGCAGGCATATCAATAGATCGTTTTAATGATATAAACCAAAGTGATGTTGATGGTATGTTAACTCAAATAAACTTTGCGTTAACGCAAGATGTAGAGTTCAAACCTAGATTTAAAATGAAAGGGATTGAGTTTGGATTTATACCTAACTTTGATAAGATAACAGCTGGAGAATGGGGAGACATCTCGAAGTACAATACAGATATTGAAACTATGAACAGGCTCATGGCTATATTGTTCAGACCGATAGTAAAAGCAGATAGTTTTGGCAACTATAATATAGCATCGTACAAGGGTACAGAAGAGTATGCAGAGCTAATGTTAGAAACTCCTATGGACATGGTGCAGGGTGCTTTGGTTTTTTTTTACAATTTAGCGAAAGAATTACAGATAGCTATCCCACAGTCTATGGAAAAGGAACTAAGGAAGGTAAACAAGCATCAGACTTCTTTAATCATTGGGGATGGTATGCTACATTCTTTGAATTAGCGAAAGGCAATATACTAAAAATTGAAAAGGTTACAGAAATGAATATACATGAGGTGCTGACATTTGTTAGTCATAAGATAGAGAAGCAAGAATTAAAAGCAGAGTTAAGAAAGCCGAAAGGTCAAACGAATTTATAAAATGGGATTGAATCAATACACACAACTACTAACATATATCAAATCACTAGGTGAGAGTTCACAAGAGCCGTTTATTAATACAGTGACACAGGGCAACTTTTCACGCATTGACTTAGACAAAGGAAGTGTCTTTCCATTGCTTCACATAACGATTACGGGCGGGAACTTTACTAACGGAAGCACAGTAGTTTTTAATGTAGAAGTTGCAGCATTGCAACAAAGAGATACGAATAAAGAAATAAACACAGATAAGTTTTGGGAAAACGACAATGAAGTTGATAACATGAATGAAATGTTAGCGGTGCTTAATAGAATGTGGACCAGAATGTACAGAGATTTTGATGACAATAATATAGTAGCAAGCGAAAATCCAACGCTTAGTATTGTTGAGCCTGAAACACAAAGCAATAGTATTGAGGGATGGTTATTGAATTTTGAAGTAGAGATACCGAACACAACCATTTCGCTATGTCCGTAAAAGAAGCCCTAGATAATTTTGCCTTTGATGTAATAGATGAAGCTAAAAAGATTTTAGATAAGAAGGATAAGAACGCAAGCAAGAAACTATCTGATAGTTTAGATTATAAACTAAAGGTATCGGCTAAAAAAGATAATTTTGCCTTGACTTTCTTAATGGAAGATTATGCGGAGTATATCGATAGAGGAGTAAAAGGTAAGGGAGGCACAAAGGCAGATGGCACGCAATGGAAGAAGAAGCGAATTAGTAATATAAGTATTTGGAAACAAAGAACAGGTTATAAAGATGAAAGACCGCCAGCATCAGCATTTAGCAATTGGGTTGTTCGTAGAGGGATAGCGCCAAGAAATAAAAAAGGTCAATTTATGACCAGAAAATCATTGATGTTTGCAATTGCTACGATTGTATATCATACAGGACAGGCAGCGACTAACTTCTTTACATTGCCTTTTAATAGGTACTTGAAAGGATTACCAGACAGGTTAGCAATATCAGTAGCAGATGAATTAGTATTAAAGTTAAAATTATGATTAAAAATTTAAGTCCTTATTATAGAAACATCCCTTTTGTTAGTCCTCTTACAGGGTTAACTTGTTCAGCTTATACATTAAAGATATACGCATGGACTGGATTAAAAACATCAGCTCCAATAGTCCCGCATTACACCATAACAAAGAATAATATTACTGATGGTGTAGGTAATGACCAAGTAAATATTGCACGATTAGTGAGTGATTTTATAGACTTTCAGGTTCAAACAGATGCAGGTGCAACAGTCTTACTTGATGGAGTTAACCAAGCGTGGATTAAGACAGAGATTTACTACACAACAACCGATACAGCGGAGTTAACATTGCCACAATCAATTGAAGTTGTGATAATGACGAATGGATATACCTATGGATTGGATGGTGAGAATGGACAAACACCAACTAATAAGGTGTTAATTCCAATTAACAGTTATAAGGTATATAAAGATACTGGAAGATTTGTAGTGCCAATATTATTAGACGAGTTACCGAGTTTGATTAATGCAATAGATGACACGTTTGATATATATTTTCAGGATACTTTAATGGATGTAATGGCGAATGATACTTTAGGTTATCAGCCAACTAATATTATAAATGTTTCTTATGATTGGCTTGCGACAGATGGCACGTTAACAATATCAGAAGGTCAGGTTAAATACAACTTAGGAAGCGTTTTAAACACTCCTTTAACAGCTACATACATAATACAAGATAGCACGGGAGAAACAGACACAGCAACAATTACAATTAATATAACAGTATTGCCATCAACAATTACAGCAGTTGATGACTCTTATTTGCTCGTTAATAGTGGAACGCAAAATATGTTAGTGCAAAGCAATGATGTAACAGGAACAGAACCTACAACTATAACAGCCATAAGTGTTGGAGCAATTACAAGCGGAACCATTACAATAGACGGAACGAGTGAGTTTTTAATCTTTACTCCAAACGGTGTTATTCCAAGTGGTTCAGAACAATTCACATACACGATAACAGATAGCACGCCAGCATCAGACACAGCAACAGTTACATTATCTGTTAAGGTGGCGAGTGGTGGTTCTAGTAGTTCTGTTACAATGCAAACGACAGGTTCGGCGGGTGGTGCTACAAGTTGCACACAACCATTAGCGACGTTAAGATACCACAATGGCTCAGGAACTAATCCAACATTAGGAGATTTTATTTATACTAATTTAGCACTAACAACCGTATTTGCAGGAGCGGATTTGTATTATAGAATACCAGATGGCAGAAGCGTACAAGTAGCAAACGATGGAGAGGTTAATAATTTATGGATTTGCGGAGCAGGCCCAGCATAATATACAACTATGGCAGTAACAGTAATATCATATCCAGACAACGAAATAAACGAAAGTTTTGCAACAGCAGACACTTTTAATAGTGCTGACTTAATCAGTTATGTATGGGTTAACATTGAGGATATAACAAACGACACTTATATCGAGGTCATTTATAACGGGCAAACCATAACATTAACGGTTGAGGATGAGTGCAGATATACACCAGTAAATATTATATTCCAAAACAAAGAAGGAGCAGAGCAAACGTTACAATTCTTTAAGGCTCGAACAGACACATTAACAGTTGAAAGTAAGAACTATGAAAGTGACAGAGGACAACCAAGTTTAGGTAACCATCAATTTGTAACCTATAATGTACAAGGCAAAACTAAATTTAAGGTTAATTCAGGATTTGTAAATGAAACTAATAATGAAAGTTTTAGGCAGTTATTTTTAAGTCAACGAATTTGGTGGTTAGATGCTACATTAAACAAAATACCGTTAAACATAGAGAGCAAATCTTTTGAATATAAAACTAGGGCAAAGGATAGATTAATCAATTATGAGGTTGAATTTTCGATGGCGTTCAATGAGATAAACAGCATATAGTTTGGTAACGAAATTATACATAGGCAATAGTAGATTAGATTTATACAAGGATGAAAATATAGCCTTGACTTCTTCTATTGCAGATACGCAAGATATAACTAAGAATACAACAGACTTTACTAAGAGTTTTACAGTACCAGCTTCTAATATAAACAACGGTATATTTAAGCATTATTACGATGCAACAATAGACAATTCATTTGATGCAAGAATAAAGATTGACGGAAGGATTGAATTAGATGGCATTCCTTTTAAGACTGGAAAATGGAGGCTTTCAAAAGTAAGTGTTAAACATGGTAAGGCAGATTCATATACGATTAATTTTTGGGGAAACTTAGTTGATTTACCAGCGAAATTAAAAAACCTAGAATTAAAGGATTTAGATTTATCAGCATACAATCACGATTACGATGGTGCAAATGTATTAACGGGCTTAACATCTTCTTTATTTAGTGGTGCAATAGTTTACAATCTACTTGCTAAGAAGCAACTTTATTATAATAATGATGCTGCAGACAACAAGCAAACAGATATATTAGCAAATATTGCCTTTGGTGGTGGTGCTGCGACTGGTGTTAAGTTTAGCGATTTGAGACCAGCGATACAAGTTATAAAAATAATTGAAGCAATCGAAACAGATTTGTCTTTAACTTTTTCACGTGATTTTTTTGGTCGAGCAGAATTTTCACAGTTATATCTATGGCTCAATAATGATACGGATGCAAATGTAGGAGGCTCAATACAGATAGTTGATTTTGATGATGGAGATACTACTAATGTAAATCTAACAACAGACATCGGAACGTTTACAGCAGTTAACACTTCTGCGAGTGGAGACAGACGATTTTGGGAACTACAACTAACAATAACACCTTCATTAGGTTATGGGTTAATAGATTATACAATTAGAATGTATAAAGACGACGAGATAACTAAAGAGCAGGCATATACAGGAGGCACTAAAACATTAAAATACACATTAATTAGAGATGGAGGGGCGCAAACTTATGAGATTTTCTATGATGTTATAGCAGAATCAGAGTTTAAATATACTGCAAGTTGGAAACAAGAATATAAAAGCACAAGTTCAACGCTTGCAACTTATACAACCACAGCTTCTGAAAATACTATCGACCCTTTTATAGATGTTTCTGACAATATACCTAAGATAAAACTAACAGACTTTTTAAAGGGGTTATTTAAGGCGTTTAAATTAGTTGTTATACCACAAGAAGATGGCACTTTATATATTAATACGTTAAAAAGCTACTATGCAGAGGGTGTTTTATATGATTATACCAAGTATATAAACTTTGATTCATACGATGTAGAGCGTGGAAATATATTAAACGAAATAAATTTCAATTTTGAAGCACCAACGACACTATTAAACGTTCAATTTGAAAATAATAATAGGATTGCGTATGGGGATGAAGAGGCACAACTAACTGATTCCGCTGGGGAGCCTTTAGATGGAGATAAACAAGACTTTAAATTACCATTTGAGCAGGTTATTTATGAGCGTTTAAATGATTTAGACGACAATACAGAAACAAATATACAGTACGGTGCAATTGTAGATGAAGAAATACAAGGCGTAAATCCAAAACCTCATATATTTTATAATATTCTGCAATCAGTAGGTGTTAAAACAATTGCTTTTATAGATGAAGATGGGACGAGGTCAGAGATAAGCACTACAATTAACACAGCTTCACATTCTGAAACATTCGAGCAACAACAATATGCATTTTTGTTCAGTTCGGAATTTAGTACATGGGACGGTGAATTAATGGCAAATACTTTATACTCAAATTACCATCAAGAATATATAAACGACTTGTTTAATATCAAACGTAGAAACTGGAGTTTTAAGGCTCAACTACCTTTAGACAAATTAAGTGTTTTAGAGTTGAACGATATCCTAAAAATTAAAGATGACTATTACAGGATTGACAAGTTTGATTTAAACTTGTTAACAGGTGAAGCAAATCTAAAATTAATCAATGCTTTTGATACACAGATAGGAGCATTTACACCAAGTGAGACTTCTATTTATGTAGATTACCAAGCGCAACAAGCGTCTATTTATGTAACATTTTTAAATAATTATAGTTATAATAAGACAGACTTAGGAAGTGGAACAGCATGGATTACGGTATCAAATGTAGGAAGCAATATCTTCTTTGACTTTACAGAAAATGCAACAGGTTCAATAAGAGATATGGAAATTGTATTTACGAACACAGATACAAGTCAAGAATTTACAATCTACTTAAATCAAAGTTTATAAAAAATGATAGCAGATATAATAAAAGCAGTTAGAAGTGATGACTATTATGGTGGTGGTGAGTTTATAGAACTTGCTAAAGGCAAACATGAATTTACTTTAAAATGGAACGATGTTAAACGCAAAATAAAAAGAGAATGGCTATCAAGAGGGAAGTAAAAATAACAGCAAACACTAGCGAAGCTGTAAAAGAAGTAGACAAACTATCCTCGTCGGTTGATAACACAGCTAACAGCGTTGAAAAATCTAAAGGTAGTTTATCAGGATTAACAGGAACGCTTGACAAGTTTACAGGTGGAGCGGTTACAAAGATAAAAGGATTTACTACTGGACTTAAAGGAATGGCTTTAGGTTTTAATGGTGTAGGGCTTGCTGTTGCTTCCTCTGGTATTGGTTTAGTTATAATTGCTATTGCTGCGGTTGGTGCTGCTTTTAAAGGTAGTGAAGAAGGTCAAAATAAGTTTGCTAAACTCATGGCAGTTATAGGAACTGTGATTGGAAACGTAGTTGATGTTCTAGCAGATTTAGGGGATTTTATAATAGACTTGTTTAGCGGCAATGGTGAGGCTATGACTAAATTAAAATCGTTCGGAGCTGCTATATTTAACGTCATCGGCTTACCTATAAAGAATATAATTGATGTTGTCAAAGCATTAGGCAAGGTTTTAGGCGCGTTATTTAGTGGTGATATTAGTGGAGCATTTGATGAATTACAAGCAGGAGTTGCAAATGTAAAAGGTAGTTTTGACGAGGCAACAGAAAGCATAAAAGGAGCAACAGGAGCGTTAAAAGATTTTGCGAAACAAAATATTGATGAAGCAAAAGCAGCCGCAAAAGTAGCAGACCAAAGAGCAAAGGCAGATAAAATTGAACGAGATTTAATTGTAGATAAAGCAAAGGCAGAGCGCAAAATTGCAGACCTTAGATTAAAGGCAAAAGACTTAAACAATGTAAGTGCTAAAGAGCGTGAGGATGCGTTAAAAACTGTTTTATCAATACAAGATGAATTAATAACAAGGGAAACAGAAGTACTTGAACTTAGAAGGGACGCACAAATTGCAGAGAATGGGTTTGCACGTTCTGATAAAGAGAATTTAGATAAAGAACAGAATGCAATTGCTGCGGTCATTGATGCAGAAACTAGAAGGGTTGACCAACAGAGAGCAATACAACGAGAATTAACCGCGGCAGAGAATGAGATAAATGCAGAGCGAAAAGCAAGGGCAAAAGAATGGCAGGCTATACAAGATGAAAATGCTAAAAGTGAACTTGAAAGGCTTAAATCATTATCAGATTTTAAAGAGGCTTTACTAAAAAAAGACGCTGAACTTGATGCAAAAACAGAAGATGAAAAACTAGCATTAAATAGGTTTAGAGCAGAGACAGAATTAGAAAATTTAGTCGGTACAATAGAAGAAAAAAGAGAAGCAAAAATTGCTTTAAATGCTTATTATGACCAACTCGAGGACGAACTAGCAGAGGAAAGAGCTAAGACAGAAGCAGAAAGCAAAGAAAAGAGAGATTTAATACAAGCACAATTTGACGCTTCTAAAATTGAAGACCCTTTAACTAAGTTAGATGCAGAAAAGGATATTTTAAATAAACAAAATGAAAATTTATTAGAAGATTTAGAAGCAAAAAGAGCAATATATGAACAAGGCACGAAGGAGCGTTCAGATGCTGAACAAGAATATTTAGACTTTAAACAATCAATTGATAATAAATTAATCGATAACGCTAAAGCAAAAGCACAAGAAGAAAAAAGAATAGCCGAAACTATTGCAGAACAAAAAAAGGACATAGACACGAATCTACAAAAAACTATTTTAAACATTGCAAAAGAAGGAAGTGCAGTAGCGAAAGGGTTGGCTATTGCTAATATAGTCAGAGACCAAGCGGCATCTGTAAGTAGTACAATCTCCGCCACAACAGAGGCGAATGCTAAAGCAGTAGCAGCAAGTCCATTAACACTAGGGCAGCCATTTGTAACGTTAAATACTATACAAGCAGGAATAGGAATAGCGGCAGGAGTTACTGGAGCAATCAAATCAATAAAAGCAATTAGCAGTGACAAGAAAAGTCCATTAGGAGGCTCATCGTCAGGAGGTGGTGGAGGCGGTGGAGGCGGTGGAGCATCAGCACCATCATTTAACTTAGTTGCAGGAAGTGGCACAAATCAAATAGCTGAAGGATTATCACAACAACCAACACCTTTAAGAGCCTTTGTGGTTAGTTCAGAGGTCACGACAGCGCAATCACTAGACCGTAACATTGAAGCCAACGCATCATTCTAACAAAAGTGTAACAAATATACTAATTATTAGTTTTTAAATTATGAAAACATACGAAGCTGTATTTGATGAAAACGAAGTTGATGGGGTATTTGGTATTTCTTTAGTTTCCGAGCCAGCAATGGAGGGAAAATTTATAGCCTTAAATAAGCATAAAGAAAATATTATACAATTCGCAGCGGTTGACGAAAAACAATATATTTTGGTAGGTTTGGTATTAAGTCCAGACAAACCAATTTATAGAAATCAAGACGGTGAGGAGTTTGAAATGTTCTTTACAGCCGATACGGTTAAAAATCTTTGTTACGCATTTACAAAAAATAAATTCAATAATAATAGTTCGGAAGAACATGACGAAAATTCTAAAATAGCAGGAATTTCATTTGTTGAAAACTGGATTGTAAGAGATGAAAAAAATGATACTTCAATTGCTTTAGGTTTAACACCAAAAAAAGGAGAGTGGATTAGCGTCGCAAAATGTGATAATAAAGAAATATATGACAAAGCATTATCGGGAACTTTTACAGGCTTCTCTATTGATGCAATGATTAAATTAAAACAAGTAAATTTAAAATCAGATATAAAAATGGCAGATATTACAGAAACGTTAACAGCGTTTAAAAATGACATTCTTATTGCTTTAAACCTAAAAGAGAAAGAGGTTATAATTAAGGCAGGGAGTGTAAATTCAGCAGATGGGCAATTTGCCTTTATGTATGATGGTGAAACACCACAAGAAGGTGGTGCAGTTTGGATTGAAGCAGAGGATGGTACGAAAGTTCCAGTTCCTGTTGCAGAATACGAATTAGATAATGGTATGATTTTGACAGTTGTAGAAGAGGGTGTTATTGGAAGCGTTATGGAAGCAGTTGCTCCTGAATTAGCTGACGATGTTGCTACTCCAAACACAGGACAAGCAGACGCAAACAATGTAGTTAGTCAAGTTCAAGAGAGTATTAAATCTATCATGATTAAATACAAAGAAGATTCAGACGAAAAGTTTAAGGCTATTCAAACGCAACTAAGCGAAATCATAGAAGAGAATAAAGCATTAAAAACGCAAGTTGTGGAATTATCTAATGAGCCAGCTACAAAGCCAAAGCAACAAGTTCAGCAAGTAGCATTAAACAACAAAGGGCGAATTTTATCAAAATTAAGACAAAATTAATAAATAAATAAATAATAAATAAACAATGGCAACAACAACAAATGTAACCAGCAATTATGTTGGAAAAGAAGCTGGTTCGATTATTGGAGCTGCTTTTAAAGAAGCAGACACTTTAAGATTAGGACTTTTAACAGTAGCGGATAACGTTAACTATAAGTTAAACCTAAGAAAAATTGCGTATGCAGATGGCACTACTGATTATTCTTGTGGATTTACACCAGCAGGAACTATTACTTTAAGCGAAAAGCAATTAGTAATCGAAAAGCTAATGAATCCTATCCAAATTTGTAAAGAGGATTTTAGACAAACATGGAGCGAAGATTCAGAGGGAGCATCAGCATCAAACCCAAACGCACCAGCTCACATTATGGAAGCAATATCTTTAGAGGTGCTATCTAGTCAAGCAGCTAAAGTTGATACTGATATTTGGACAGGATTAGCAGCAACAGCTGGAGAATTTGCAGGATTGATTGAGCAGTTTACAGCAGATGGTGCAGTAATAAAAGCTAACAACGGTATTACAGCATTAAACGCAGCAACAACAGAGGCGAATGTAGAGGCTCATTTAAAAGCAGCTTTAGCAGCAGTTCCTGTATCAATTAGAAGAGCTAATTTAACAGTTGCAGTTTCACCTGATGTATTCCAATCGTATTGGTTTTACTTAGTTTCCAATCGTATTGCAAATGACGGTAATACAGAGCCTAAGCAAACTAGATTTGGAAGATATACTTTAACTGAGGTTAATGGATTACCAGATGACACAATCGTTATTTTTGAAAAGAAAAACGTAGTGTTTGCAACAGGATTGCAGTCAGATTTTAATGAATTAAATTTTGTGGATGAAGATGAGATTGGATTAATGACAGGACAAGTTAGAGGTAAGATTGTATATGGAGCAGCAGTTGGATATTACAATTCTGAGGATATTGTTTGGTTGTTAACTACAACAGCATAATTAATAACATTGAAACTAGCGGTTAATAATTTAATTGACTGCTTAGTATTCACTAAAAACATATATAAAAAATGGCATGCGATATTACCAAAGGGAGAGTAAAAGAATGTAAACAAAATATTGGTGGAAACTCCAAGTTATTTGTATTTAACTACGAGCAAGACCCATTTACAGTTGCTGCTGGAAGTGGTGTGGCATCAGCAGTAAATGCTGCAATTACAACCGTTTATGTTTACGAGATAGAAGGAACGTTGAACACGTTGGTTGAGGACCAAGTTTCAAACGTTGATACAGGTTCGACTGTTAATACCCAAACATTAAGTATTACACTTAGAAAGCAAGATGCAGCGACATCAGCAGAATTTAACCTACTTACTTATGGAAATGCACAAGCAGTAATAAAAGACAGAAATGGAATTTATCATGCTTTAGGATATTCAGAAGGCTTAAACTGGAGTGTTAACTCACAAACAGGAGGGAATTATACGGACTTGAATGGTTACACTGTTACAGGAACAGCCATAGAGGGTTCTTTATCTCCTAAATTAGATGCAGCGACTATTACAGCGTTTGAAGCATTAGTTTAAAACCTAAAAATGGTTATTAAAATTTAAGAAGCACTCGTTATTGGGTGCTTTTTTTATAACAAATTTTTAATTTAATAGTTTATAATACATGGAAGAGGTTTATAAGGATATAAAAGTAAGTAACGCCTATCAAAAGGCATTAAAAGAATTAGTTTGAAAGTAGTTAACCCTAATGACGCAACGCATAATATGACGTTAATACCACGTTTCGATAGTTCAAACGCATTAACTTTGTATCTATATAACGAAACTTCACAAGTAAAAAGTACGGTTGAAAACACTTATGTAGTTACAGATGGTAATTTAACGATGAATTACAGCTTTACTTTTGCAGATAATAGCAAATATAAGATTGAAATTAAGGATGGCGCAAATGTAATTTATAGAGGCAAGCTAATTGCTACTACACAAACGCCACAAGATTACAAATTAACAGACGGAGAATACATTTATGGATAGTCAAATTAAGTTAATACAGTTAAACGGTTATGTTAGACCGAAGGTACAAGAATCTACAAGTCAAGAATGGGTTTTAAACGGAAAAAAGAACTGGTTTTATGAGTATATCATAGACAGAAAGACTGGAAGCGTTACTAATTCGGCAATTATAAACTCTTATGTAGATCTAATATACGGAAAAGGGATTGGCGCAAAAAATTCAGGAACTAGAATAGAGGACTGGTTAAAATTAAAACAAATATTAAAACCAGAGCAACTTCATAGGATTGTTTCAGATTTTGCTTTATTTGGCGAAGCTAGTTTTGAAATTATACAAACGAAAGGGAGAAGTATATCAAGCATTAACCATATACCAAAACAAAAAGTAGTCCCTAATAAGGTTAACGATGACAATGAAATTGATATTTATTGGTATTGTGACGATTGGAAGAACACAAACGCCAACAAACCAGAGGAGTATCAAGCATTTAAAGGGAGTGATGGCAAGGCATCGCAAATGTATGTTATAAAGCCTTACCAAGCTGGTAATAGGAATTACTTTAGTGACCCTAGTTGGATTGCTTGCGCTCCTTATTGCGAAATGGAGGAGGAGATAGCTAATATGAATATTAGTTCTATTAAGAGCGGATTAAGTGCTGGTTATATTATAAACATTCCTGACGGCAAGAGTTTAAGCAATGAAGAAAAAGACGACTTTGAAAAGAAGATAAGAGCGAGATTAACAGGATCACCAAACGCAAGTCAATTTATATTAAGTTTTAACGGTAGAGATATTGAGGTTACTATAACACCTTTTCCAGTAAATGACAACATTCATAAGCAATGGCAATGGTTAACAGATTCCGCAAGACAGCAAATAATCACAGGTCATCGATTAACTTCACCAGTATTGGCTGGTATAAGCACGCCGAGTGGTTTTAGTAGTACATCCGACGAGATGGAAATGGCAGAAGAGCAATTGATGAAGCGTGTGATTTCACCAATGCAAAATCATATACTGACAGCTTTAGAAGAAGTTTTAGAAGCCTATGGTATAAACTTAGATTTATATTTTATTCCTTTAGGAGGTGAAGTTGTTGCGCCAACTAAAACAGAACTTTCAAAAGAAGATGAATTTGCTTTTTTAGAAATGTACGCACAAGACAGTCCTGAAGGTTACGAATTAACAGATGGTTCTGAATACGAACTACAATTATCAGCAAACCAAACAAGCGAACAAGATTCTGCAAGGTGGAAAATTAGATATGCTTATGCGGTAGGTACAAGTAAGACACCAAAAGGAAAATCAAGGGGTTTTTGTAATAAAATGATTTCACTTTCCAGTAGTGGTAAGGTCTTTAGAAAAGAAGATATTGAATTAATGAGTATGCAAGGAGTTAACGGACAATTTGCACATGAAGGCGGCAAATACGACATATTTTTATATGGTGGTGGAGTTAATTGTTATCATAGATGGGAGCGTAGAATATTCAAAAAAGAACTAGGTGCAGATGGCAAGCCTAAAAAGGGAGGTGCTTTAGCATCAACTAATGAGGTTAATGTAAATGAAGCAAGACGACAAGGCGCAAAAATACCAAAAAACAGTCCTGATGTAGCTATTGCAGAGATAGATAAACCAAATAAGGGAGCATACTCAAATTAATATGGCAACATTATTATTCATATCACCGACAGAACTAGCAAAAACCACAATTTTAGGTGGCAATGTTGACATAGACAAGTATCAATTTACGATTGAACAGACGCAAATCATGGTAATTGAGCCATTATTAGGCACGGAATTATACGATAAGATTATAACCTTAGTAACGGCAGGAACTATTGACGATGTGGGCAATGAATTATACAATACTTTATATACAGAATACGTAAAACCTATTACAAAGTATCAAAGCATGGCAGAATACATAGAAATTAGTAGTTATGTTTTAGACAATGCAGGCTTAATTAAGAACACGCCAGACAACGCAGAGGTGGTATCTAAGGACGAAGCGTTATATCTTAGTAATAAGTATTCAGGAATGGCACAAATGTACGTTATACGCTTCAAAAAATGGATATGCAAGAACGTTATTTCGGAATATAAGACGTATCAAGACGAGGTTAACGCAGAGAGAAATATGCAATTGACTGGAGGTTTATGGTTTGGTAATAAATTCATTGATGAAGATGACGATTGGCAGACAGCATGATAGATATAACAAAAGGAAGAGCGAGGGTGTGTAACGGATTAGGAGGGTTAAAAGAGTTTTATATTTTTCCTTATGATTCGTCTGTTATTTTAACTGTTGATGGCGTTACATTAGTATCAATATCAAGAGTGCAAACGTTATACAGGTTTTATAGCACGAAAGGAGATTTACAAGAAAAGCAAGAAGAAGATGGTGGCGGGAAGTTTTACAATCAAAGTATATCTTTTACGTTTCCCGTAATAAAAGCAAACACCGAACTTAATAGATTATTAAAAAAAGATTATTGGGTAATTGTTAAAGATAATAATGGTTTATATAGATTTTTAGGAGCAAATAACGGAGGGCGATTTAATAATTTAAAAGAACAAACAGGAGGTGCTTATAGTGATTTATCAGGTTATACAATTAACTACGAAGCAAAGGAAGAGTTAACAGCGTTATTTACAGATTTAGAAACCTTTACAGATTTAGGATTTTTATTAATAGAAGATGGTTCATTGCTTTTATTAGAAGATGGCTCAAAAATAATATTAGAATAATATGGATAAGAAATTAACAGCATTAACGGAAGTTACAACATTAGGGGATGATACACTAATATATGCAGTTGACCCAGATAGAACGGTAGGAGATAGGTCGGTAGGAATAGACAAAGATGTTCTTTTCGGACTTATAGGTGCGTTACTTAAAGGTAATAACCTCTCAGATTTGTTAGATGCTTCAGCAGCTAGAACTAACTTAGGCGTGGCTATTGGTACTGATGTACAAGCATTTTCATCTGTTCTTGCAGCTACGACTGCATCCTACACTACTGCTGAAGAATCTAAGTTGTCAGGAATAGAAGCAGGTGCAACAGCGGACCAGACAGCAAGTGACGTTCCTAATGTACCATCAGGAAACCTATCAGCAACAGATGTCCAAGCAGCTTTAAATGAGTTGCAAACAGCTTTAGATACTAAAAACCCTTTAATATCGCATTTAGAATTTAATGATACAAATAAAACTGTTTGGAACAATGGAAAGGGTAATATAGCTGGTAACACTTCTTTTGGAGAAGATGCTTTAGAATCAAACACAACAGGAGGTTTTAACACAGCTAATGGAACGTCTGCTTTAAGGTTAAACACAGAAGGAAATAATAATACCTCTTTTGGTAGTTATGCTTTACTTTCAAACACAACAGGTTCAAACAACACAAGCATTGGAAGTTACTCAAATGTATCAACAGGTAATTTAACAAACGCTACGGCGATAGGTTTTAATTCGATTGTAAACGCATCAAATAAAATACAATTAGGTAACGCAAGTGTAACAGATGTAGCTACAAGTGGTAAAATTACGGCAGCACCTGCAACACTATCTACGCACTTAGCAACTAAAGGGCAGTTAGATGATGGTTTAGCTTTAAAAGCAAACATTGCAGACATTGTAAACAATGTTACTGCAGGTGGTGTGGCTGTACCTTTATCAGCAGAACAAGGTAAGATACTAAAAGCTGAAATATTAGCTTTGGCAGGTTCGTTAATTCCACAAGGTAATTGGAACGCAAATACAAACACCCCAGACATATCAGCCACAACAGAAACAGGCTACTATTGGATTGTTTCCGTTGATGGTGCTACTGATATTGGTGGTATTACAGATTGGAAAGTAACAGACTGGGCAATTAAAACGGCAACAGGTTGGGCGAAAATAGATAACACAGATAAGGTTTTAAGCGTAAACGGCAGAATAGGAGAAATTGAATTAGATAGTAGTGATGTTGGTTTAGCAAACGCAGACAATACAAGCGATGCTAACAAGCCTATTTCAAGTGCGACACAAACAGCGTTAAATGATAAAGCAAATATAGCTTCGCCTACGTTTACAGGCAACGCTACCTTTGGGAGTAATGTAACAGCTACTAACTTCATAGGTAATGCTTTGCTGGGATTAACTTCAAAATATGTTGCTGGCTCAGACTCAGCTAATTATTATTTTGCAAATACCTTTCAGGGTACAGGTAGTATATTTTTTGGGGCAGATAATGAAACCGCTGTTTATAGATTTAGGGGTGGCAGCACAAACTTTAATCACGAAATAACAGCTACTAACTTCATAGGTTCAGGTGACGGATTAACCGACGTTGTAAAATTAACAGGAACGCAAACGGTTGGGGGTGTTAAGACTTTTAGTAATGACGCTACCTTTGAGGGTAGTGTAAAGGCTGATGCATTTAAATTATCAGCACTAAACACAGCACCAGCATCAGCATCTTCAACAGGTGTTACAGGCGACATAAGATACACAGCAGATTATATCTACGTATGCGTAGCAACAGACACTTGGAAGCGTTCAGAAATAACAACTTGGTAATATAATAAAATGAAAGTATTTGAAATTATAAAGCCGTTTATCCCAGAAATAATTCTATTTTTATCAGGTGCTGGTGCTTGGGGTTACGAAAGAAATAAAAGAAAGCAATCTTTAAAGACAGCAGAAACAAGCAACGATAAGAGCATTATGGAACTTTATCAGGCTGCACTTACAGACTTAAAATCAAGATACGATAAAGATTTAGAAGATATGCAGTCCAGACACGACTCTAATTTAAAAGAAATGCAGATAAGATACGACCAAAAGTTTAAAGATTTAGAAAAGCGATATACTCGTTTAAAATCAGCTTTTGAAAGTTACAAAAAACAGCACTAAAAAAATGAAGCTAACTAAAAATTTTAATAAATCGGAGTTTGACAGCAAAGATGGCGCAGATATGCCAGACGAGGTTTTGTTTAATATTCAAAGATTGGCAAACCAGATGCAGCATCTTAGAACGCACCTAAACAAACCAATTACTATAAATAGCGGCTATCGTTCAATTTCGCATAATGAAGCGATTGGTGGGTCTTTAAATTCTCAGCATATATTAGGAAAGGCTTGTGATATTACAGTGCAAGGAATGACACCTAAAGAGGTTGCAGAAGTTATTGAAGATTTAATATTAAAACGTGAAATAAAACAAGGTGGTGTTGGCAGATATAACACGTTTACACACTACGATATTAGAGGCTATAAAGCACGTTGGAATAAAACAAGTTAATTAATTAATTATTTATAAAATGGGAGTAACAAAAAAAGTACAAGACGCAAAAGCATGGTGGAAATCAAAGACAATTATTGGTACAATTTTAATGATTATGCCGATGCTTATTAAAATTATTTCACCAGAGGCAGAAATCAATGTAGGCGATGCAATAAACACCGCTTGGAAAGGTGCAGAGGGTTTGGCTGTATATGCTGATTCAACATGGGCGCAATTGCAAGAAGTACTTGGATTTATATTGGCGATATACGGAAGAATAAAGGCTGAGGTAGGTATTAAAAAAGCAATTTAACAATTAATTAGGGCAGCTATTAATTTAGTTGCCTTTTTATTATTATGGATGACATAGAAATAACAGAAAAAGAATTAAGGTCATTCGATAACGTTAGTCATTTTAATGAATGGTTATTGGAAATGCACGACGAATACGAAATAACCAATATTGATGAGATGAAATCTTTTTATCTAATAGAGGGTTTTATGGATTATTATTTATCATGCAAGAATTTTGAATTAAACTATTTAAGATGAAAGAAATTATTTTATTAATACCAGCATTAATTAGATTGATAACTCCAGACCCACAATTTAAGGGTATAAGATTAGAAAAAAAGGAGTTGAAAATGGCTAAGAAAAAGTTAAGAATAGCCGAAAAGATGTACAAGCAAATCTATAAAGAATTTAAAAAGGATGGGTTTGATGCTGATGAAACTAAACAGCTTTTAGATTTACGAGACAAAATAGTAAATAGAAAAATAGAATTAATTTAGTATATTGCAGAAAATTGTGATAAAACCTAATATCACATAAAACCGATATATGGAAGAATTTACACCTAACAGAACAAGAAGGTATAGATTAAAACCTGAACAAGCGCAGCGACTAGGGTTAGAAGTCAAAACTACAAATAATAAATATACCTTATCCGATTCACAAGAAAAACAGCTTTTTAATTACGACCAAGAAACCGTAAAAAGGCTGTTTTTTGATATTGAAACTTCTCCTATGATAGTTTATTCGTGGCGTGTTGGTTGGAAACTTAACATAGGAACTGATAACATAATTGAAGATTGGAAAATAATATGTATTAGTTATAAATGGGAAGGCGAAGATAAAGTACAAACCCTTTCTTGGGGTAAAAATAGATGTGATAAACAACTATTAATAGACTTCATTAAAATAGCAAATACAGCCGATGAAATGGTTGCTCACAATGGCGATAGATTTGACATTAAGAAGATACGAACTAGATGTATATTTCACAGAATACCAACCTTTCCTAAATATAGAACATTAGACACGCTTAAAAAGGCTAAATATGGATTTGTGTTTAACTCCAATAGATTAGACTATATTGCTAAGTTTTTAGGAGTTGGAGCGAAGCTAGAACATGAAGGATTTACAATGTGGGTTAAATGTATGCAAGGCGATAAACAAGCATTAAAAGATATGATTGAATATTGCGAAATGGATATAATTGTTTTAGAGGATGTTTTTACGGTTCTACAAAATTATACGCTTCACAATACACATACAGGCGCACATAACGGCAAATTAAAGGTTTCCTGCCCTAGTTGTGGTTCTTTAGACGTTGGACTATTAAAAAACGAATTTACAGCATTAGGAACGATTAAAAGACGAATGGAATGTACACCTTGCGGTTATGTTTATGAAACTTCTAATTCTGCATGGAGAACGTTTTTAGAAATGAAAGAAAATATTATTTAAGTATTATAGTAGTTATATCATTTATTTTACTATATTTGATTAATAGATTTAGTTTTTATTAGGTTTGATTAATAGTTAGAGGTTACATTGAGGAATGTAGCCTCTTTTTTTATGCGCTATTTTTAAAATAAATACAAAATAATTTGTGTAATTAAATAATTTGTGTATCTTTGTAAGGTAGAAAGGAATTAACCACTACATCAAACCTAGAAACCATGAAACACCAAATTAAATTTAAAGACGTGTATTTAGACGTTACTGGAACGTATGACAAAGGCAGTTTTGGAACGTATGAACAAGAGCCAGGGCCAGAAGAATTTACTATCGACAAAGTAGAAATTCATGGCACAGATATAACAGAATTAGTTGAAGATTATATCAACGATTTAGAAATAGAAGTAATTAAGAACCATTATAGATAAAGAAATTATGATGATGGAAGTTAAAGAATATTATAATGGTTATATAAGAATAGGAAATACAAAGGAATATCTTAAAAAGATAAACGATGAATATAAGTTTTTTGTTTATTCAGACGCCCATATTTACAACAGAATAAAAGAAACTGAATGTTTCGATAAAAATGGAAATAAGTTAGGTTTTTATAAAGAAGAAGAAAAAGGTATTCGTAAATCAGAAGTAAAAGAGATTGAAAATGAATTATCCGTAATTCAGTTTAACTATGATTTCTATTTATTACCAATAGGAGTGGCAAGAACAATTGACGAGCTTGATAGTGCTTATAGGTTAATAAAAACCATTTTTAAGATTAAAGACGTTTCTTTTTCAAATCATTATTCAGAGCATTTTAAGAGAGAGCATGCAATTAGCAGATTTAATTACGACGAAAATGAAATAAAATACCCAAGTCCATTTATGCCTTATAATTTTAGAGAAAATTTTGTGCCTTTTGAAATTGTTAAACTAGGGTTTAGTAGAGAGATAACAAATATAACAAACAAATCACTTTTCGATTTAGACATAAAACAATACACAAAAAGAAAAAATGATTTTATTAAAAAAAATCCTGAATATAAAACTTCTATCCAATCTATTTACGAAATAAATATAGGACATTTATCATTGTTTTGGGATGTTCCAGTAAAATTATTATTAAGAGATAATTTTGATAAAAATATTAAATCTATAAACAAATTAAATAAAAAAATAACAAATAAAATTAAAACTAGATAAATTATGAAACCAGTAAACAACAAATCACTAATCGCATTTTTATTCGACCAAATGGATAAACTTGATAAAAATGAAATTAATGTAGAAACAGCTAGAGAGCAAGGCAACCTAGCAAAGCAAGTAAATAATTCCATGAGATATGAACTTGACAGAGCAAAAGTAAAGATGCAACTGACTCAACACAATGCAATTTATAAAGATGGATTAGATTTAAGAGAGGCAGAAAGCAAAAACTTTGAATAATCTTTAAATATATAAACTAATAATTAAAACTTAGAAATTATGAAAACAGAATCATTTAAAATTGCAGAATTAGACTTAGAAGCATTCAAAGATGCTTGCAGAAGTGTATCAGTTAACTTTTTATATTACGATAACGGAGTTGCTGTTATTGAATATAATTATTGTCACAGTTTGTTTTTCTTAGGCAGACAATTAGAACTTGCTAAACGATTAATAGAGCTAAAATCATGAGAGTAATAACTAAACACATAGAAAACTCAAAAAGTTACCATAAAGAGAATAAAGAAAAGGTAACACGAATCGAAGTACAATCAGAATTATATGATTTTGATTTAATTTACCACGAGGTAATAAACAGATATGAAGAATGAATCACACAAATATAAAACAAATAATTGAATCCTATTCAGGCTTAAATTTATCTCTATCAACTAATAAGAGGGAGTACGTTTACCATAGGTGGATGTATTGGGGATTGGCTTACAAATACTTTAAGGTCACTACTTCTGTTTTAGGGGCATCATGTGGAAGGAACCACAGCACAGTTGTAAACGCTCTTTTAAGACAAAGTTATGGAATGAGTAAATTGGATAACTTACTACAATCTGACGTAAATTATAGAGCGTTGTATAATTCATTTGAGAATTTAATAATAAATCATAACCATAAAAAGATTGAAGATATAACAAGTATTGAAACTCTAAAAAACGTGTTTTATTTTGAGCTTAATAAAGTTAGAAAAGAAGAGCGTGAGAGATACGAAATAAAACTATCTAAAGAGATAAACGAAATTAAACCAATAGATAAACAATTTTCTACTTTAGGCAATAACAGGGAACACTTCATAGAAACACGCTTAGTTCCATATTTAAAACTTAATAAATTATGTTAGTAGCATCAATATTTTCACTCGCATTGGGAGTGTTCGTATTAGTTTATGTCTTAATTGATAGCAATATAGAAAAATGAACACATACGGAACTTCAAATGGTGAACGATTAACCACGCCAGAGATAGAGCGCAGAATTAGACAAGCTATAAAAATGCTTTTAGAAATACAATTTATAGATTATGGCTACAATTTTTGTGAACATTGCAAATCTAATGAAGATAAACCGATAGATGTAAGCCATACTATTAGCAGGAAGAAAGCCAAAGAAGAAGGTCGAGCAGAAATGCTGTGGGATTTAGGAAATTTAGAAATATTAGGGCGAAAATGCCACAAAATAAAAGACAAATTAATATGAAAGCACCAAAAAAACAAACACAGCTGCAAAGAATTAAAACTATCGAATCAATTTTATCTAAAATTATTTTACAACAGCGTGAAATAGTGAATTTTTTAACTGCTAAAACAAAAGTAAAAGACGAGAAAGAATGAGAATACACGTAAAACCGTTATCAGTAAATCAAGTTTGGCAGGGCAAAAGATTTAAAACACCTAAATACAAATCCTACGAAATGGAATTGATGTTAATGTTGCCTCCTGTAAAGGTTAAATTTAATGGCAATTTAAAGGTGGATATAACCTTTGGCTTTAGTTCTACACTTGCGGACATAGATAACCCGTTAAAACCAATCCTAGACATCTTACAAAAGAAGTATGGGTTTGATGATAAACAGATATTTGAATTAAACATCAAAAAAGAGATAGTAAAAAAAGGTGATGAATTTATTGATTTAATAATAGAGCAAATCTAATTTTTGTATTAAAAAATAATAGTATATATTTGTGTAAATTATGAAAGAAACATTTAAAGATATTACAGATTTTGAAGGTAGTTATCAGATTGATAAACAAGGTAACATTAAGAGCATTAAATTTCCAGAACATCGTATTTTAAAAGAGCGAATTAATGGATCTGGTTATTCAATAGCAAACTTATCAAAAGACAAAAAGAATAAAAATTACTACGTTCATTTATTAATGGCTAGAACTTTTTTAGACTGCTATAAAGTAACATGGAAAAACAATATTAAAACCGATAATCGATTAATTAATTTAATAAAACTATGAAACTAGAAGATTTAAAAAAAGACATACCCTTTAAATGGAGGGTACAAAGCGCAAATCAATATGGTGCTTCTTGCGTTGCTTACATTGATGCTCGACAAGTTCAAGACTTGTTAGATGAAGTTTGTGGTCAGGAATTTTGGCAAAGCAGATATTCAGAACATAAAGGAAATTTATTTTGTGAAATCGGAATAAAAACATCAGTGATATTAAATGTAGATGATAAAAAAGTAAATTATAGTAATTGGGTGTGGAAGTCAGATTGTGGATCTGAATCTAATATTGAGAAACAAAAAGGTGAAGCGTCAGACGCTTTTAAACGAGCTGCGGTTATGTGGGGGGTTGGCAGATTCTTATATTCTAAAAAGATTGTTAAACTACCTGTAAAAGAAAAAGGCGGAAAATGGCTACCATATTCAGAAAAAACATCAAAGTTTATATATGGAGACGATATATCTAAATGGTGCAACCTGTTAAATAAATAACCATGAAAAGAATAAACGCAACATTTGAAGTTGAAAACGATTTACAAGAACATAATTTAAGAAACATCTTAGAGGGAATTAATGCTAAATACGTTAATACTTTGCCAAACACAGACCACTTAAAAGATAATGAAACTTTTATAAAGCTGGTTAAAGGAAAAAGGAACGCTCAACTATTACTGGATAGATTTACAAATGAAAATCGATGTTCTAATATATCAATTAAAGATGTAGAAAATTTAGAAGTTGACGGAGTTGACATAAAAGATTATCCAGATTTTTGTGATGCTTTTTTTGCTGATGGTTGGTTAATATCTGAAAATAGAAATTTAACAGATGACGAGCTTATGAAATTAGGAGACGACTATCCAGAGGTGTTAAGCGAAATGGCTTATGAACGTTATTTATGATATTCAATCTTCAAAATAACGATGAAACAATAAAGGCAAATGAACGCTTTAAATGGCTAAAAGATAAAGGAAAGACTATTGAGTTATTAGAGAAAAAACAAACCCGTAGTGATAGCCAAAATAGGGCGTTGCATCTATTCTTTACAATCATATCAAGTCAATTAAACGAAATGGGTTTAGAGTTTAAATACTTAGGCTTAAAAGGGCAAATTTTAGAAACTAGATATACACCTGATTTAATAAAAAATTATGTTTGGCGTCCTATTCAAGAAATAATGTTTGATATTAAAAGTACTAGAAAAATTAATACCAAACAGATTAATGATATTATAGATGTACTTGCTAAATTCTTTGCAGAGCGTGGAGTATTAATTGAGTTCCCAAGCATAGAAACATTAATGAATAAAAACACCAATAATTAAATAATATTTAGTATATTTGAACTTTAAAAACTCACCACAATGAAAAAATTTATTAATAGCAAAAGAGTAAAAGCGAGTTCCTGTGGTGGGTTTCTTGCTTTTGCTCTTTTTTTTATATAATATTATGAAAGAGTTAAAAGAATATTTTTCAGGACGAGGTCAAGTAAAGGACTACGTATTTAACCAAATAAGCAAGACTAAACACGCTTTTTTGTACGAAGTCAAAAATAATGACGCTATACACTACGAAATTTTTAAACGCAAAGAAAACGCAATGTATGAATGTATTTCATATCCAACAGACAAAGCGTTCGGAGTTTGGGCATGGACTACATTATCATTACAGCGAGCAAAAGAAATATTAAAAGATATAGAATTTAATGAAAACTTGAAAGATGGCGGAGAATAAAAAATCTTTTGTTTTATATGTTGATTTAATTCATACCGTTTTAAAGATGCCAAATAGTAAGGCTGGTGAATTGTTTAAACATATTTTAAAATATGTAAATGATGAAAATCCAGAAACGAAGGATTTAATTATCCAATTAACTTTTGAGCCTATTAAACAACAGTTAAAAAGAGACTTAAAAAAGTATGAAGATAAGAAAAAGCAATGGAGCGAAGCTGGTAAACGTTCAGCAGAAGTAAGAAAGGTTAACAAAAAAGAACGAACGTTAACGACCGTTGAAAGTCGTTCAACGGATTTAACTGTTAGTGTTAATGATAGTGTTAATGTTAATGTAAATGTAATACCTAAAGGTATTTATACAGAAAAAGATTTTTTAAAAGATTGGAATGATTTAAGAACAGAACATTTAAAGAAGCCGTCTTTTTTGAATAGATTAACAAATGAAGATTTAACCAACTTAAAAGACTTATTAAACAACTATAAAAAAGAAGATTTTAACAATTCGCTCATAGGCTTGTTTAAACAAAAGAAATTACCAAACGGAAACACAACAATGCAAAGTAATCCCTCGCATTTTTTAAAATTCTTTAACAGCTACTTAACGGCTTACCACGACAAAAATGTAATGCTTTACGGAAAAGAAATAGAATAATGGAAAAACTAAAAATAGAAGATTTTAATATTAAAAAGGTTTTTGATTTTGATGCAGCGTATAAAAAATGTTTTGTTGATGTTACAAAACCAGTTGAAAAGCCTCCAGTAGCATTAGGAATAGGCTATCACTATTACAAAAATGAAAAGTACTTAAATCCAACTTTCACATACGGAGAATTAAGCGCAATTATAGCACCACAGAAGTCTAAAAAATCATTTTTCAAAAGGGCTGTTGCATCAGCATATATTGGAGGACAATCAATTAATTATTTTCCAAGTCTAATCTCATGTAGGCAAGGCAATAAAATTGTTTTAGATTTTGATACAGAGCAGGGAGAGTTCTATGCGCAACGCTCTTTTAAAGGAGTTTGTGAAATGGTTGGTAATAACTATAAAAATTATCTACCTTTTGGAATTAAACTTTTAACGGATTCAGAAATGCTTTTATTTATTGATGGTGTTATACAACGTAATAAAGACAATATTGGAATGGTTTTTATTGATGGTATTGCAGACTTGTGTTTTAATCCAAACGACATAATACAAAGCAACGCAGTAATTAATAAGCTGAAAGAGTGGACTGGATTCGGTATTCATGTTTGTTGTGTGATTCATAAAACTTTTGATAAAGATAAAGCGTTTGGACATTTAGGAACTTATGTACAAAAGAAATGCGAAACATCAATCTTTTTATCAGTAACAGATGCAGAGGTAAAAAATAGCCCTATAAAGGTTGTACAAAAAGATTCAAGAGGTGCGCCATTTGACGACTTCTATTTTGATTTAGATTTAAACAACTTAACACCTAAAGAGTGCGAGCAAATGAAATGGTAATAGTTATTTTTTTCCATTATAAACGTTAAAAAGATATAAATTATAGATTATTTTCTATTATAAATAAAAATAAATAAAAAATTTGTGTAATTAATTAATTAATTTGTGTATATTAGCAATTAATAAATATTATACCTTTAAGGGTATTAAAGTAGAAATTAATGTACAATTGACACCTAGAGGGTATAAACAACATTAACCAAAAGCCGATGAATATTGATAAAGCACTAGATAGATTAAGATGGAGGTTTCAAAATTCATGGAAACCTAATGAGCTTGATGTTGAAGCATACAATTCTATCATAGCATACAAAGAAAAGCAAGAAGATAACAACTTACAAAAAAATGAGAACCTTGCGAAACTATGGATTCATCAATTAATCCTTTTAAACGAGACTAAGATGTATGATGGTGAGCGTTCAATTCAGATTATTGACGAGATATTAAAAGATAGCGTGAATGACTGGTGCGTTAAATTACACTCTAAGATATCACAGATGCGTTTAAATGCTTTTTTAATAGACAAGTATAACTTAGAAGAAGATAGTCTTTTAAATCGCACTAAAACAATTGAAAAGAACTCGTATATTGCTGAAAAATACAAAGATGATATACTAGAATTTAATAAAATTAATACTAAAATTGAGGATATTATTAAATTTATTAAGAATCAAATTAATAGGATTGTAAATGATTTTGAAAAATAGACCACTGGAAACAAGTAAAAAAAGAAATTAAGAAATTATAAAAATGACAGGCAGAAACAAAAAAGCGATGGCAAAAATAATTTACAGAAAAGTGTATTTTTATTTTGTAGTTAATACATAATACTGTATATTTGAAGTATAATAATTAAAACAAAAGAAATTATGAGAACTTTACAAGACGTTTATTTATCGCAAGAAGCATTTGACAAAGACCTTGATGACTGTTTAACTATAATTACTTACCCAAGTAAAAGAAAGCCTTTTTATGTGTGTGAACATATATCTCCTGCACTTTACACAAGGAAAGTAAATATTTACATAAATAAGTAATGAGCAAAGACTTAATAAAATG